TCGATATACCGATCCCTGCGCCGATTCATCCAATGCGGATGCCTGAGCGCACGCGTATCCTGAGCACAAAAACGAAAGTTTTGAGCACAAAAACGAAAGTTCTCGCCCCCCTCAGGGGTTGTACTGACTCTATCGCAGTCATAACATCATGATATGACTATACTTGGTTATAGCCAATGATACAACAGAATGAATGTTATCGGACATCGATTTGTGTTGACGAGTAGGATTACTGGGCTTACGTTTGTTTGTGAACGCTCACACACAAATGATGGGGGGGGGTACGCCCCTACCCCTGTTCCCCTTAATCTAGCTGCCACCTAAATATAATCGGGACAGGTATTTACGAGGTAAAACACCACTTGTTTGACACAGGATCCCTAAACCATGGCAGAAACCATCTTGATTCCTATTCAATACCACGCTATTATGGTGACCCAGAAGGGGGCATAACAGCCCCAGGATCGACGATCTCACCCAGGCCCTTGGAAGGACACCCATCGTGAAAATGATTGTCTCAAACAGCCCACAAAAAGCCAACCCAGTACCATCCTGCCTATCCTGCGCTCTCTGGACTAGGAGCAACTCTGTTCTCACCTGGGGTGCCTGTGCCTGTACCGACCCTCGCTGCATGTTGGAAAGCGAGGACGAGAAGGCCCTGTTCAGGACTCGGCAAGACTGGTCCTGCAAGGGCTACATGTCAAGGATCCGTCCATGCTGAAGCGCGTGGTCATCCCCAAACAAGGATCTGTTCTATCCAGTAAGATCCGAGTCTCTTTCAATAAGAACTTGTGTGATCATGCAAACGCTTGGGCTCTCGCGGATCCCGACGCGGGGAGAATCTATCTCAATCCAGACATTGGGTTCTTGCCAGAGAACAAGATATACACGATCTTCTTACATGAGCTTCTTCACCACTGTTTTTCAAAGCTCGGTTATACGAGACACGCAAGAAATGAAGTTCTAGTGGAAGGACTGGCCAATGCCCTGGCTCAGTTCTTTCTTACATCATCTGGCGCCATTGACTTTAAGGAGCAGGACAAATGACCGAAGAAGTCATAGTCAACAAGGGTGGTCGTCCGAAGACGCCTACCAATCTTAACGAACTCTCTGAGATGAAGCAGATCACCACCACGATCCTTGCTCACGCGAAGAACACCAGGGATCTAGAATCTGCGCTCAAGACCCTGGACCTATTTGGTCCTTCTGCCAATCTTGACATTTTCCCTAACGACCATGTTGAGATCCAGATTCTCAAGAAGGCAGCAGCCTGGTTTCCCGAAGCTGATGACAAGTCAACCCAGGTACTTCGGTTAATGAAGGATGTGGCGATGTCGATTAGGAGCATTGCATCTCGCTGCAACTCTACAATGGCCAATATCCTTCTGAAGGCCAGTGAGAAGACAGGCAAGCTTGAGGACGAAAAGGATCTTTCTAAGGCTTCAGACGATGAGCTGGCTCTCATGGCAAGGGAGGCTGGAATTGACCTATGACTTTTAACAGGAAGGCGATCAGGGCAGCCCTGATCTTAAAAGAGAGGGAGCAGAATGACCCAGTCAGAAACTTCACGCCGTCTAGAGATCAGTTGCGACTCTACTCTTCCAAGGCTCTTCGGAGACTCGCGCGCGGAGCAAACAGATGTGGAAAAACAGCCCTTAATCAGATCGACTGCGTTGCCACCTTTAGGGGAATCCATCCATACCGAGCAAACTACAAGGGTGGTCGAGGAGCCATTCTCATCCCTCGACGCGAGGTCGCCCTTGGACTTTGGCACCGTCGCTTCCTGGAACAAAGCGAATTATATTCCCCATCTGGAGATATGAGCAAGCAACCGCTCATACCAGAACATGAGATTGGCGAGATATATTTTGATAAGAGTACGAAGCCCTGGGTCTTGAAGAGGATTACCCATAAGTATACCGAGAAAGAGTTCATCTTCTATTGGTCTGCTGCTGGGCGTGCAAAGCTAGCCTTTGAAGGCATGTCTTTCGATCATGCCTGGATCGACGAGAAGGCCGGTGGTCCAGACGTCATTGACGAGCTTGAGGCAAGGCTTACCGACGCCAGGTCACAGCCTGATCGCCGCCCTGATGGTGGTGGCATATTTTGGGGATCGTCAGAAGATGACTGGAATGAGAGGCTTGACGAATGGGTCTTGCGTGTTGAGGATGAAAAATCTGATCCTCGTTACTGGTTTGGGTGTAAACTTTCGAGCCATGACAATCCGGCAGTTACGGACGAGGGGCGCGCCATCTCTGCGGACGGCATGTCTAGTGATATGGCAGACATCAAAATGCGCGGGACGAACTCCCTTGGCGGTGTCCATAGGGTATTCCCAAAGTTTACCAAGGAGCGGCACTGTGTCCTTTCTCGCAGGTTGGAAGACAGCGATAACCTCTGGGTAGGTTATGATCCAGGCGTTGCACACCCTGGAGGGATTACTGTTGGCGTCTGTTCCAGAGAAGACCCGGCCGTCTTGCGCATCGTGAAGTACATACACTCTGTCAAGCAGACACTCCGCTGGGAGGCTGGTCAGCTAGCAACCTTTCTTCTTGGCCGTCGCCCTGCTTGGTTCATCTATGACCCAGCGACAAACAAACTAGAGAAGACATCTGGCACAACTGTTCTCATGCAGATGCTTGATATTTTTAGGGACATGTCCATAAAGCCGATGAACATACGCAAGGCATACCATAGGCACATCCCAGGAATCGCAACAGTAACATCCATGTTAGATCCAGATCAGAGAAACCCCGACTGTCCGCCGCGCCTCGTTTATGAGCAGCCAACGGCAGAGAATAACTTGACAATCTGGGCGCAACAGATGGCTGGGTATAAGGGTCGTCCGGCCCAGAGATTCACAGGCCAGGGTGGGGTCATAAAAGTAAATGATGAAGCCCCAGATACCACTAGATATATCTCTCACATTTTTTCTGGCTATAACGAACTCTGGTCATGTGGACCGAATTTGTCTGGTTATTCAGTCCCCTCTGTGATCTTCGAGTCCGTTGCCGAACAGATATCACAGGAGGAGACGGAAAAACGAGAGCGAGAGAAGAGGAGTCGAGAGATATACGAGCGGAGTCGTGGACGGAATAGAAACACACACCCATTTTCTTAGTTGACAGAATCCTGTTTCTTCATATAATAGCCAGTTCTGGTTGGGATGTCGCCCTGCGCGTATAGGGGATGATACGCGCAGGGCTTTTCTTTTGCCCTTGACTTCTTGTAAGCGATCGTGTACTATAGCTTGTCATGCCGGCGAGAGTACAAAAATCAGCTATCTTGGCCCTGGTTGGCCTTATACTGTCAATGTTAACTTGGTTCGCCTCAACAGTTTATGCCGATTCTGGTACAGCAAAGAGCATTGCTACTGAAAATTCTACCGAGATTAAGCACAACCGCGAGAACATTGATGATATCAAGGCGGACTTGCGCGAGATTAAAGTAGACATCAAAGAACTCCTGAGGAGATAGTAATGACATTTATTGCAGACAACTGGTATTGGCTTGCCCCCGCAGCCATTGTGTTGATTGGGGTTCTTTTCAAGGTGGCGAAGATTCTCGCCGCCAAGACCAAGACCATGCTCGATGACAGGGCCGTTGCCTTTCTTGAAGAGGCTTTTGCTTCAAAGAAGGACATCATCCTTGATAAGGCGAAGCTCCTGGTTGACAAGAAGGCCAGCAAGAAGGCCATCAAGAAGTAATGCTGTCTTTTTTTTCCACTCTTTTGTTAGGTGTCGTTCGCTTATTTCTCGACATCTTCTCACTGAAAGAGCCAGAGAAGAAGACCATAGTAGACGATGAGCCCTTGCTTGGGGAGAATGACCACGAAGACGATTATTACCTTACTCGCTTTGGCATTACTACCCGCGTGTACAATAGGTCCGCGAGTGGAGACGAGACTGGTCATAGTGAGGCCAGGCCAGCCGGTGCAGGTACTGTCGCAGACAGTGGTTCAACAAGCCAGAGTCCTAGCGAATGACGAGATAGGACCGGTAGACATTACCGGTTGGATCGCCATTCAACCAGACGACTGGCTCTGGATCAAAAGGAAGCTGGGAAATGAAACAGATTGACCAAAACACCGCAGTTGGAAGCATCCTAAAAGAAGTCGTTTCTTCCTGGATCTCATCCGGCAAGCAGGCAAGAAAAGAATATCTGGAAACCCGCTCCGCGATTAAGTTCTATGGATATGATCAAGACGGGAATATCCCCGAGCAGAGGTGGTCTGAAAGGTGTGATTTCTCCGTAAAGACCACGAAGTCAAGCGAGGCTGTGGAACTTTTTGTTCCGAGAATCGTCGGGCAGGATCCGGCGCGAATTGTGCGACCAAAGCCTTGGGCAAGCGAACGCTCATCTGCTCGCTCTGAACTGATCCAGAAGTATCTGAACTACACGCCTAAGGAGCTAGACCTTTATTCTCACAATCGCCGCATGGTACGCGAGGCGGTTCTTGGAGGTCGTGGGGTTCTCTGGACCGGACTTCATCCAACCAAAGATATAGTTGGGTCCTTTTATCTTCCAACAGAAGATATCCTTGTTGATTCTGACGCAAGAAACACCAATGAGATTGCCTGGATATCGAGGGCCGTCTACTCTACGAGCCGTTTCTTGGAGAAGAAGTATAAGAAGAACGCGGAGCGGATTAGGGGACTGCCGAAGGTAACGAGAAATAGCGAGGCTGAAGTAGGATCGAACGACACAGACAAGGGCAACACTGGCAGCAACCTTAAGTTGCTGTGGCACATATACTTAAAGACTAGCCTTGAGGACTATATCACCGCGGCCCAAAGCAAGGCGCTCGGCGATCTTGCTTCAGGCCCAGTCAAGCTGGTTGCTGACGACACTGGTTTTGTGTATGAGGTCTGTGCCTGGGAAGTGCCTTTCCACGAGGACGACGAGTTCCCTTGCACCTTCTTTGATCCTAGGGAATCTCCTGACAGCATCTGGCCACAAAGCCCCTTGCAGCCTGGTCTTCCGTGGCAAAGGTTGATGACATATATTGCCAAGAAGTCCATGGCACGCTTCACGTTCGCCTCAGAACTTTCGCTTGCAGTCTGTGGCCTTGGCGGAGAGAAGCTATCAGACAAAGCCCTAGAAACGCTGTTTGACTCTTGGGGTGGCGTGTCGGCATTTAAGATCGATGCGCCCAATCTCCCACCTGAACTGGTTGACGTACGGCGCTTTGTCCAGGAAGTCAACATTTCCACGCGCCTTGACGAGTTCACGGCAGCCTATGAATTCTGTAACCGCATGTATGAATATGCGACTGGACAGAATGAGTTTCTCTATGCTGGCGAAACGAGTCGCCAGATGCGAAGCGCCAAGGAGGCAGAGCTTAAGCAACAGAACTCGACCTCTCGCATTGAGGACATGAGGGAGATATTTGAGCGCACCCAGGGCAAGGTGACGCGCAAGGAAGCCCTGGCAGCACGCTTCTTGCTTGACCCCAGTGATATCTCAAAGCTTTTCGGACCCGAGAGCGGGAAACTCTGGGGTGTCCTTATGCCCATGGAGTATACTGATCCTGGGTTCCATGCCGTTAAGATTCGGGAGTCATACAAGGAAAACGACGAGATTCCACCTGAGCAAGACATAATTGACCTCATGGCTGGTCAAGAGGCGGAATCATGGTCGTCCAATGGGATTACCCTGGATGAGTGGCGCCTTGAGATTGACTACGACATTGAGGCCGGCTCAACGGCTCGCCGTGATCCAAACTTTGAAGCCCAGGCATCTGCCGAGGCCATGAACCAATTGGTTCCAACTCTATTGCAGGTAAACGCCTCTGGCATGCCTGTCCCTGCGGCCCTAGAAGCTGCCTTTGAATTCATTGCCATCTATGCCGACAAGAACCTTGGCGCCAGCAAGACTGTCCTTGACAAGCTTCGCGGAACGCCAGATCAGATCATGTCACAGATACAACAACTCATGCAGCAACAGCAGGCTGCACAACAACAACCACAGGCGGCACCGCCGCCTTATTAGTTCACAGACATAAATTTGTCTGTGTCTGGGGGGCCACATGACTGGAAAAATCGAAGAAAAGAAGCTTTTTATCACTGGTGGTGGTAACGAAACCTTCTTTGCCGACGCAACCTTTTACTGCCATGGAGATGACCCGGGGTCAAGCGATCCCCTGCGTGGCACTCTCATAATCGATCATAACGGCAAGCGTCTCTTATTCAAGGGCATAGACCAGGCCACTTGGCTAACCCTAATCAGCGACAAGAGTCCAGATAAGTATGTTGAGCAAATTGGGCGCGAGGAGAAGCGCCGGGAGAATGAGTCGATCATCCGCATGGCCAAGCACGATACCATGGGCCAAAGAATGACCCGTCAAGAAGAGCTTCGGAACATGTTTGTGAGCGCCTGTTCCGAAAAGGATCCAGTTGTTTCCGGGGGCGACTCTAAGAGCCGCAACACCCGTGCCTGAATACACATACGTCTGCCCCAGACACGGCGAGTTCATGAAGTACCATCGCATGGCAACTGTCCCAAGCAATGATACCTGTCCTCGTTGTGGAGCATCTTCCCAAAAGATACTGTCTGATAGCCGATCATTCATGCCAGCAACCGACTGGTCATGCGAGAACGGCGGCAAGGGAAGGGAGATGGTTGGTCTGCGCAAGGACCCTGGCGCCCCAAAGGTCTACGCCAAGAGCCCAGAGGCCGGCATCGAGATGGCGAAGCGAAGAGGACTAAAAGTAGAAACACCTTGACAGAGTAAGTTAACAGGAGTATACTTATGGACAACGAGGACGTGGATACCGTTCAAGCGGCTGACCCGGAGACGGACACTCAGCTAGAAGACGCCCCATCCGAGGACGTGGCTGTTGAGGACCCTCAGTTAGAGGAAACTCCAGACGAATCTTTGACAACTAGTATAGGTGGCGTAGAGGTAGAGGTAGAAGCAGAGGCGGAGGTAGAAGAAGAGGATGTTCCACTTGTTGAGCCTCTCCAGGAAGAAGACACTGTACAGGCTGCACCAGAAGTTGACTGGGAAAAGCGCTATAACGATCTCAGACCGTGGGCTGACAAGGTCAGTGCGGAAAAATCTCGGTGGGAAAAGTTAGGACAAGACCCGGACACTATTGCGGAAAGTCTAAAAAGACTGCAAGACATTGAGTCTCAGCAGACACTAGCTCCGTGGAATCCCAAAAGCCAGCACAATCAAAAGTTCAGGCAGGTATGGGAGAGAGCGCAGCTACTGACAGATATGGTTTCAAAGGCTTCTCCTGAAATGAAGGAGTCGCTCAAGGGCCTTGTCGGAGAAATGTTAACGCCTGATGACATTTCCATGATCCAGGGATACAAGAAGTATTCCATGGAACATGACTACAAGATGAGAACTGACCCCAATTACTTTGACGACAGAATCAAAGATGCTGTTGAAAATCGGGTTAACGAAAGAATGCAGCACATTGAAGCCGAATCACGGGTTAAACAGGATTTCAACGATCCCGTGGTAGCCATGGTAGTCAGGGAAGACAACAACTTTGCTCAAGCCATGTTCAATAGCCTGCCTTACCCGCAAGCCATTGAGCAGATAAAGAAACATGCCGGCCTTCTCGCGAAGGTCAAGACAGCCACCGAAGCTAGTACAAAGATTGCTTCAGCCGATGAGCGCAAGAGACTTACAAGAGACGGCGCCAGGGTAGAATCTTCCCCAGCAGTTGCCAAGAAGGGCGACAAGAACAGGGCGATCTACAAGAGGGCGCAGCAGATTGCAAAGGACTCTGGCGTTAATGCTACGCATGGTGGTGCCTGGTTCAGGTGTATTGAACAGGCTGAGTCAGAAATAGAATAACAAAGGAGAAAAACTATGGCTATTGCTGCTATTGCCGCAACGACCATTTCAAATTACGCGAAGGGCGTTTGGAACAACTGGGTTGAGCGACATCCATTCTGGAACCTTCTCAAGTCTGCCGGTAATATCGCCACTAACGTTGACGGTATTTCACTTACCTTCCCCGTTCGCGCAGGCCGATACACGGCCGGTGCGGTTACTGACTATCAGGACCTAACTACTGTCTTGAAGCGTAACAACCTCGATACCCAGGCAACTCTCTCATGGGCAGAAATCCTCACCGGTGATATTGTCACCGCTGGCGAGTTTGCGCAACAGGGTAGTACGGCGACCCTTCAGAAGCTGAAGGACATTCGAATTCCTAACATGGTCCAGGCCATGTTTGACACGCTGAATAGTCAGGTTCTTACTAGTGATGACCCGACCGACACTAGCATTATTGGATTGCCGTCAATGTTTGCGGCCGCTACTGAATCTGGTATTGGTACGGCTCTCGTAGAGAATACTGCCAGTGATACCTACGGTGGTCTTTCCACTGTAGCCGGCGCCATTTCTGTTGATGGTGCGGAAAC